TTGATTTACAGCACGGATGCACACCGGTCTCCAGATCATCGGCGTTATCGCTCTCGTTCATGCTTATAATGAGTTCAAGGAGAGTGAAATCCCGCTTCACGTGCGGATGCTCATGCTTCATGCATGGATGTCTGTTCGTAGCATAGCGGCTTTCGTGTGGACTATGGCCCCTCATATTTGGGCCGAGTCTGGCCTTCATGCTGTCGCCATACTTGATTGGCTTGAGGCCAATTGGAAGACAGCTGGCGCAACCTTTGTTATTGCTTGGGTCTTGCTGCTTTATGTTGCGATGGTCGGGGTCTTTGTTAAGAGATTCATCCGTAGTTTCCAAGGCATACGCAATTATGCCAGCGGAGTTGCTGATGATACCCGCCGTCGGATCTGGTTCTTCCTCCGCCACCTCAACCCCATTTTTGTGTACAAGTTCTACTCAGTGCACCGCGTGGTGGTTCCCGTCAAACCTGTTCATTCCGACGGTCTCGATAGCTTTCAGAGACCGGATGGAGTTGATCCTGGCAGATGGGCTGAGGAGATGGCTACTAACAACAAATCCCGAATTTCTTCTAAGAAGATTCCAATTCTTACCTTCGTCGATCGCGACGGAGACGCCATTGGTCTCGGATGTGTCGTCGCTCACAAAGCACGTGTTTGTATTCAAACCGTGTTCCACGTATTGCGCGCTGCCGAGATCGATGGAGAGTTTCTCCTTCAGGCGCTCAATGGCGTTACCGTCTCTCTAGACGCTAATGCTATTCCTTTTGCAGCTTGGAGAAGGTACAAAGATGGTGATGGCCTGGTTTATCTAGACATTACCAAGGATTGGATTTACCTCCAGGGTTCCTGGTCGTCCCCCAAGCCTTTAGAGCTTGGCTTCATTGACAAGGAGATCGTGTCCGTTTACAAAATCGTTGGCCGGCAGTTACACCAAGGTGTCACTAAGTTGACTCAAGGTGTTGGTGGCGTTGCTTATCACAACGCCTCGACTGCCCCCGGTGATTCTGGCGCCCCTTTGCTATCTGGAAACAGGTGCATAGGAGCGCATCGTGGATCTGATTGTCGCTCTCTTACTCTTCCTGGCAACGTTGCTTTCGTCAACGCTCCTCCTCCGCGGAAACGCGTTAAGGAGGAGAATAAGCCGAATGGAGTGAGTGAGTATGTGAAGTTTGGAGACACCTGGAAATACCAGGATGTGTTTGTAGATGAGTTGACTTGGGAGGAGAAGAAGAAGGAATACCTGGAAGATTTTGATAGGTATGAGGAGTATGGTATGGAGGACCCTGATTATGACGAGGCCCTTGAGGTCTACCTGCAGGATAGGACTCGGTTCGTTCGAGAGATCGAGCGCGATGATGAGGTGGAAGCAGGCCACCATGGAGGCAGAAATGTCGCCATGTCTTACAGGGAGTACCAGCTCCGGTATGGGGAGGATGAGTCCGCGCAGAAATGCGTTGAACCGGCCGCGGTTGCCTCGGAAGTTGATGACCTCCTTGAGTGCACAAACGAGGACGGAGCTGTTCATGGCCCGTCTTTAAACGAGGTGTCCTCTCCTGTGCCAGGGAGAGAGGACAAAAAGAAGAGGCTTGGGCTCCTGATTGGGACAAAGGCGTGCTTGAGCCTCCCGATGGAGTCGTCGCGTACGAGAAGCTCTACCCTCGACTCGAGTGGTATGCTGGCGAAGCGCCGAGAGGAGTTGAGGGAAAAGTTACTGAGGTTGGGAGATATGCGTGCAAATGCGTTGAAACCAAACCAAAGTCAGCCCCAGACTTCTCTCGAATCGCGTCTAGCTTCCCAGAAGTGCTTGGCTACGGACCGCCCGATAAGAGTCCAGAAGCCGCCATTGGTTCCTTCTTGCTCCAGTGTGGCAGAATCAAGCACGCCCAGCGAGACTCTATCAGTAGGGAAACCGAAGATCGAATGCTCCAAGGGTGGCCAACAGCCCACGAAGAGTACAAAGAGCTCGAGGAAGCGCTCAAAGAGCAAGAAGAAGGGTACTACAGTGACCGTCGACGCGTCATTGGAGGATCAGGAGATCGCAGTTGGCGAAGAGGGAAATTGAGACGGTTATTTGATGAGGCTATGAGCCGTGTGCACATGGATGCAAATCCTGGGTATCCGGCTGCATTTCGTCATGCCACGAATGAAAGCTTTGTTGCTGAGTTCGGTGTTGACTTCCTCTTTGATGTCGTTTCTGATAGGCTTATGACCTTGTCAGAGCGTGATGCGTTTTCCCCCCTCGACAAGACGTTCGCTTGGTCTGCGATCGACTACGTTTTTGTCGGCGCCTGTGATCCCATTCGCCCATTTGTTAAGAATGAGCCCCACTCGTTGGGCAAGATTTCTGAGGGCAGGTACCGTCTGATTATGAATTTGTCGATTGTCGACCAAATCATTGAACAGATGTTGTACAGAGCGCAGAACCAGGTCGAGATTCTCCATCACAGGGAGATTTCTTCTAAGCCCGGGATGGGCCTTCACAATGATGGCCTTGCAGACGTAGTCGATTGGATCGAGCGTCTGGGTCCGCAAGCTATTGCTTCGGACATGAAGGGTTATGATTTTGGAGTCACGGGCGGACAGCTTATGTCAGACGCTGAAAGACGCGTTCGGCTGACTGGCCTCCCTTATGACTCCTTGGTGGGGCGTGCGATTCGCCACCGTGTCCGCTGCTTGAGCAAGTCCGTGTTCGTTTTTGGAAACGGAGTCGTGTTTGAGCAAGTGGAACGGTTTGCAGGGATCCAGAAATCTGGGTCTGCGATAACCGCTTCCGCCAATTCATATATCCGATCGGCTGTCGCGTTGGAGGCCCATCTTTTAAATGGGCCACTGGTGGATGGTGAGATTTCTATCTCGATGGGGGATGATTGTATTGAGCGTGCTCCTTTTGGAGTCGACTTGGCTAAGCATTACTCGCTTTACGGCTGGACCTTTGAGGTCGCTGATAAGCTTGAGTTTTGCTCTACCAGCTTCGATCCTGAGGACTTGTTCTTTCCTCAGTCGTGGGCCAGAATGGTCTATAAGTTCATGGATTCAAAACCCAAGGATGAGACTGAACGGAGGGAGCTGGTTTACCAGCTTGAAGACAACCTCCGCCATTTTCCCCGTCGAGATGAGCTTTTTGCACTGCTCGGGCTAACCTTGTCTTTCCAAGACGAGGCTGGCTTTGGCGGTCACTAGCTCGTCTCATGCTTCGCTTAGGGGGGAGGCGAAGTAAAACAATTTCCCCCCAGGGCGTAGATGACTAAAACGCCTGCTAATGGAAGTGGAAACGGAAAGAAGAAGACAAAGAGATCAAAGGGTATTGTCGTGGCTCGTCGTAAAGGTGCGTCAGTCAGTGCTCTCAACCGAGGTATGTCTCGCATGCGTGTCGGCACTTCAGGTAGTGGCCTCGACGTTGATGGACGCCGTTGGCTGCAGCTCTTGTCAGACCCTTGCAATGCAGACCTCGTCTCCCCTCCTTACCAGGGAGAGGGAACTGGACAGTTCGTCAGGACAAAGACATTTGTCACTCCTGCTGCAACCGCCTCAGACTCCATTGTCCAATTCTTCCCTGCCTTCATTTCGGACAACATCACATCGAGCGCGACTTCTGGAACGATCCCAACATCTGACCAATCCCCCCTAATGTATGCTGCCGCTCTTAGTGGCGCATCCACCACAGCCATTTATGGTGTTGCTGTGGCGCCTGGGGTATTTGGGTCTCAGAGTGTTTCGAGTGGCACCAACATTGGTACCCCTGGTATTTATGCTGGAGCCCGTTGTATAGCGGCCTGTCTTAAGGTCATATACACTGGTTCTGAGATGTCACGCGCTGGTTTAGTCTCCGCCGCCCTTACGAACACCCCCGTTTTCACCGGGGAGAGTGGTTCGGCTTCTGCCATTTCACCCAACGCTTTCACTGTAAACTCTCCTCAGACCGACCGCCTTGGTACTCGTATCCACGAGTATAAGTGGGTCCCCAACAACTATGATCAGAATTTCAGTCCCACTTGGCAAGCTCTGGAAGTCAGTAACACCATTGGTGCTAATCCCACCCCAAATGGTTCCACTTTAATAGTGGCTGTCTCCGGCGCCCCTGCTGGCACTGTTTATTATGAGCTCACTGCTTGTTGGGAGGTGACTGTACAGCCGTTCAACGCGATTAACAATATTGCAACTGGCTTGGTCATCACAACCAAAGCGCCTAGGTCCAAGAATACATTGAACGACGTTTTGAGGGTCATTGGCAATGCTGGAGCTTGGGCTTTAAGCCCCTCCGGCGGCAGGATGATGTCCAGTGGAATTAAGACCATCGGAAATGTGGTGCGTAGTGCCGCGATGATAGGTTCCAGTTTCATTTAGCAAAACAAAATAGCGTCCCTACGCATACATAAATTGGGCGTTTGGGTGTACGATAACACCCACCACGTTTGAGTGTACGTTAACACTCGTTTGCCCCTTGCAGGAGTCTTGCGCAGGACCCTTGCAGGGGGCAATTTGGGCTCGTCTAAGAATACCAGGTTTTAATAGCTCCTGGACCCTATCGGCGAGAGCGCAGTCTAACCTAC